CCTCCCTCGCCATCGGCAAGAAGATTGTCGCCGGGGGCAAGGCCCTCCGCATTACCGGGCAGACCTACAAGCCCGCGTCGGCCTGGATCACCCTCGTCGTTATCGACGACAACCAGTAAAGCCGTGGGCGTTGAGGCCACAAGCAAGCAGGAGTTTAAGAACGCCCTAGACGAATACGCCCGGGGGATGCGCCTGTCTATGGATGACGCGGCGAACGTGGCGTCTTCTCGGCTTTGTATTGCGGCGATGGAGTTGACTCCCCCCATCCTCGACCAGGGCGGCGGTGGCCTGACCCATGCCGCAAAGCTCGCGGGCTATAATGCGGTCGCCCGGGACATTCGGAGCCTGTTCACGGCTAAGGACGACGGCAAGGCATCGGCTGTCGGCGTTCAACTCAATCGGCTGCGCGAAGCAATTAAGGCTAATGACCAAGGAAAGTTTGAGCAAATCCGTCAGCGAGCGACCCTTCAAAAGACGAACCTCACAAACCTCGTCACCTTTGCCATCATCCGCGACGGCGACCCAATGCGCGCTTTTGCAAAAGCAAAAAATCTATTTAACCAATCAAACCCTATTCCAACTTTGGACAGAAAGGGTATCACGACCGACCTCCGCAAGGAGCACCTCGCCCGTCGCCATATTGACCGTCAAGGCCGCGTTCGTATTTGGATGGGCACCGGCGGTTATCTGGGCAAGTACGTCGCAGAGAGCAAGGCCACCCTGGACTCATACATTAAACTTACCCAAAGCCATGTCGGCTTTTTGAAGGCTGGCTGGTATGACGTTCTCACCAAACTCCCCAAGTTGCATAATAAAGCCCTATACAAGGCCAAGGACATACCTGTTTGGATTAAGCGCCATAAGGGCAACGGCTACGTCACCTCGTTCCGAAATGCCTATGGCCTGACCATGATCATCGGAAACACCATCGGCGACAATGATGGACAGGCCAGCAAGAACGGTGTGCCTGATATCGCCCGATCGATTGCCTTGATGCGTCTGTATGCCGACCTCGAGCAATACCAGGCGCGTGAGGCTCAGGCCTTCAACGCATCTTAAACTTTATGGGTACCAAATCAATTCGCCACATCGTCGAGGCCAACGTCGCCTCGCACCTCTCAGCCGAGTCCGGCCTGACGGGGGTCAACATCTACACCGGGGACGACGGCGACATTAACGTCCTCCCGAAGGCCATTGTCCTCTGCGACTCGGCCCGGTCGCCCGCCGACCTTCCTGAAGGCGCTGGCAATTACGATTGCTCCGTCCGCGTCACGATCTTCTCGAACGCCGACGACACGACCCTCGCCGACCACCGGGCCCGCTGCGCCGCCCTGGCTGGGTCCATGCAAGACCTCGCCGGCCTGAAGGCGGTCTTCGTGGCCTCGGCTGATGCGACCCTGTACGACGTGACCCCTAACACCGAGGACGAGGGCAAGGACGAGCGCAGCTACGCAACGGCCTTCACGTTCGGGCTGTTGACCGTCCTGCCCGCGTAAGGTTGCCCCCGCCCGCAAAGACAAATGGCCGCCGTCGCTCAAGGAACGTCCTGCACCTACGGGGTTGCGGGCACCGCTACTAACCTCTTTGTCCAGTCCTACACCTGTTCCGCGTCGTTCAATAACGAGAACATGGTGCAATCTGAGGCTGGCCTAACGGTGACCATGCGCTACGACGACCGCAAGACCGAGCTGAGCGTCGAGGGCGTGGTCAAGGCTAGCGGCGCCCCGCCTGTTCTGGGTGCGACCCTTTCCTTCACGGTGGCGGCCTCGGCTGCTTACCCCTCCGGCTCGGCCAGCAACTCCTTTGTCGGCGTGATCACGAAGGTCGAGGAGAAGGGGTCGAATAAGGACTTCGTGAAGTACTCGATCACCGCGGTCGACTTCGAAGGCGTGACCCCGGCCTAATTGACGCGAGCCCTGCAAGGGCTTTGACTCACCCCGTGGACAACAGATTTCTGCGGGCGTTCTCAGACCCGTCCTCCCGTGTATTCTTCGGGAAGCGGGTCTTCCCTTTTTGCCTGAAGTTCCGGGTGCGGCTGCTGGCTATCGAGTCTCCCCTAGTCACGTCTGGCAGGAGCATCACCCCCGCCGACCTAATGATGGCGGTGAAGGTATGCGCCGAGGAGGGCGCCCTTGAGTTCGGGTTCTGGGAGCAGGCCCGCATCCGTGAGCTCGAGTACCGCCCCGAGAAGTTCGCCGGCGAGGTCGCCCGGTTCGTCGAGTACTGCCACCTCGAGGCGTGGCCGAAGTATTGGAACGGGGCGAAGACGAGCGACTCGGCTGATGGGGTCGGCTGCCCTTGGCCGCTGATGATCGTGACGAACCTAGTGGCCAACGGCATTGACGAGGCCCGGGCGTGGGAGATGCCGGAGGCGCAAGCCATCTGGCTATCGACGGCCTTCGCGTTGAGGGGTGGGGCGAAGGTCAACCTCCTGACGACCGAGGAGGAGGCGTTCATGGAAAGCGTCCGCCGTGAGGAGTTGCCTCCCCAGCAAGGTTAAACGATGGGACGCAAACTAGAGTGGGAGTTGTCGGGCAAGTCCGACGTGCCGGAGAAGATGGCCAAGGCCAAGGCTTCTATGGAGGGCCTTGAGGGCGCTGCCAACGGCCTGTCCAAGAAGTTCAAGGAGGCCTTTAAGGACATCGCCCTTGGCTTCGTGGCCCCGATGGTTTTGGTGCAGAAGGCCATTGGCTTCATCACCGACCAATTCAGCAAACTCCAGCAGTTCGCCCAGGAGTCCCGTGACTTCGCCAAGGAGGCCGACTCCGGCAAGTTCTTTCAGTCCGGCGGTCGGGAGGCTTTGCTTCAGGCCGAGGAGCGTGCGAAGGAGCGTCAGAGCAAACTGAAGGGACAGGTCGGTTCGTTCCTTGGTTATGCTGACTTCCTTCGGGACGACCCTCGAGGCGCCGAAATCCTGAAGCGCAGCAGGCTGTCCGGAATGGGGCAGACCAGCGGCTCGGTAAGCCCAATCCCTGGGGTCGATATGTTGTTCCGCATCTTCGCCGCGAGCGCCGAGAAGACGGCCTCGGCCGCGACGCTGGCAACCGACCCAGAAGTGCGCGCAAAGATTGATGCCCTGTTGGCCGGTGACGTCGCCAAGCGAGCCGCCGCTGAGGCTTCGGCTGCCGCTGAGAAGACGGCCCCGACCGCGCAGAAGATTGCCGAGGTCTCCGGCAACGTGATCGGCGTCGGCCAGAGCCCGCAGCTCGACGCTATGCGCCAGCAGATTGTCCTCCAGGAGGACATGGCAAACAGCCTCCGCGCCATCGTCGAGGCCGACCAGCGTCAAAGCGGCTTCCGCCCCGAGCGCGGCTTCGACCTTGGCGGCATGGGCTCGGCTGGCCGCACAACTTTCCCCCGCTAACCTATGGCCAAGATTTCTCAAGGCAACGCCCTGACGGTTCCGCAACTCCAAGCGGGCTACACGATTGACGATAACGGCTACGGCGTTTTGACGTGCAAGGCGATTTACAAGTGCGACGCCTCAACGGCTGCAAGCGTCATCTCGAGGAGCGACGTCTTCAGCGAAGACAATCGACTTTTCTGCCACAAGGTTAGCGTATCTTATGGCGGCCTCGACCTCGCCACAATCACGGCGGATTACATCGGTATCGACGGGGAGACTGGATGGAGTTCTCCCGAGGTCGGCGCCGCGACGAGCCTGACGACCGAGACCATCACGACGCACCCGCGGTTCATGACCGACGACGCCCTGTCCATCGCCGGTGTAGGCACGGGCACGAACACGGCGCCCGTCTATGCCCCGGCCTTTAGCATCACGAAACTAGTGCCCTACGCTAACTCCGGCATTTGGGAGGGCGATAACGGCGCCATCTTCGAGCTAAAGAACGGGGGCAAGTTCCTCGGCTTCTACTCTCGGGCAAACAGCACGGCGACGAAACTCTACCAGCGCACATCCTACCTCGCCCCAACCTCGACCTTCCGCGGCGTCATCTATACGAACGATTACCTAAACGTGGCGACCTTCCTGGGCATGGTCGGGAAGACGATGAAGAAACGCGACCCGGACGCCCTCGTCGCCCTGCTGCCGTCCTATTACGGCGACGACTTCGAGGCCGCTGACGAGACCGACCAACTTCTGATCTCGTCGCTCGGCGTCGAGGATTACGGCACCATCTTTAAGTTCACCTACGAGCTGAGGTTCAACCGCGAAGGCTACCCGCTGGAGGTCTACGACACGACCAACGTCTGACGATGAGCATCCAGCCAGGAGCCGGATATAACTTTGTCACCAGCGGCGAGGCCACGGCCCTGACCGTCGACCCGGTCTGGCAGTTTTGGGGCCTAGGCGACCAGTTTGAAGTAACGGCGGCTAAGGCGGCAGACGGCTATCAAGTCCAATGCCGGAAGGGCTATGTCCTTTGGAACAGTTATTACGCTTCGGCGCCTTGGGCTCATGGCGGGATGAAGGCAGAGGTTCAAAGGTTCTACTGCTACCCCGACTCCTCTAAGACAGACGGCAACGCGGCAACGGCAGACGACAGCCCTTTCGTTGACCGGGGCGGTTACATTACAATCCAGCCGGCGAGCGTCGAGGGTGGGTCTGACAACTGGGGCGTCTACATCATCGGTTGCGCCGACGTCGAGGAAGGCATCCGGCCTTATCTCGCCATCTTCGCCGACGGGTCAGACGCCGACACTAAGAGCGATTACTTTAACGGTGCCAGCGACCAAGTCATTTTTAAGCACATTCAGACTCAGGAACTGATCGAGGTTGAAACCCCGACAGGCACTACAAACATCACGATCCAGTTTATCGGGTCGCTGGCTGTAATTAATTACAATTGCATCCGCTACAAGGTCGCAAGCCTGACCTATGAGGACGGCACGTTCAAGGTCGTCCAGAAGTTCCTCGGGCCGATGAAGGTACCCTACCCCGTCAATTATCAAGGCCTTTACACGGCGAACGACCCGGCCCCCTCCCCGCCAGCCTATGACGCAGAGTTGACCGACTGGATTGGCGCCTGGTCTGGCTATACGAAGAACAGCAGCGGGGCGACGGTCGACGTTTAGTTGCCTGAGGGGCAAGGTTAAGGCCAAATGAGCACCACCGTCACCTTCAAGCGCGGCACGACCTACTCGGCGACCGTCACCTACACCCCGGCGGCTGGCGGCCCTGCCAACCTGCTGACGACCACCGTGACCTCCGACATCATTGACTCGGGCGGCATGGTCTACCCCTGCACGATCACGATGGCGGGCGACGGCCTGTCCTTTGTGGCCTCCCTGCCGGCCTCCTCGACGGCTGACTTCTCGCTCGGCAGCGCTCGCAGCGACATTAAGTTCGTTTACAGCGGGACGACCTTTTTCTCCGAGACCTTCCGACTAACCGTCATCGACCAGGTCACGACCTAACCCATGTCGTCAATCTCCGTCTCATCGCTGGTTCTCGGCTCGTTGACCGTGGCGGTTGACGGGGCCGACGCGACCCTTTCGCTGTCGGTGCTCGGTACGGCTCCGGCCAGTCTGACGATTGAGCTCGGGACTCCGGGCGCTACGGGCGCTGCGGCCACCATCGCCGTCGGCACGACCACGACCCTCTCCCCTGGGGCATCGGCGACTGTGGTCAACGCGGGGACGACCTCGGCGGCGGTCTTCAACTTTGGCATCCCCTCCGGCCTGACTGGTGCAACTGGCGCGACTGGCGCTACTGGCACGGCGGCCACGGCCACGGCAGGCACCACGACGACGGGGGCCCCCGGCTCCTCGGCCTCGGTTACGAACGCCGGCACGACCAGCGCGGCGGTCTTCAATTTCACTATCCCTCGCGGGGACGTCGGTGCGACGGGCGCCACGGGTGCGACGGGTGCTACCGGCGCCACGGGTGCCACGGGGGCCGGCGTGGCGGTTGGCGGCACGACTGGCCAATTCCTGAGCAAGGCCAGCGGCACGAATTACGACACAGCCTGGGCGACCATCGTTCCGGGTGACCGCTACCTGACGAGCTCGACGACGTCGCTGACGATTAACAACGGAAACAAGACGCTGACCGTGGGGACGGGGCTGTCGTACACGACGACCCAAAACGTGACGATCTCCTACGACGCGTCCAACCATATGCACGGCGAGGTGCTGACTTACAATTCCGGGACGGGTGTGATGACTGTGGACGTGAACCACAACACCGGGTCGGGAACGTATACGGCTTGGGTGGTCAACGTGGGCGGCGTGACCCCTGTGACCTCGACGGCTTGGGGTGCAATCACCGGCACGCTTAGCTCGCAGACCGACCTCCAGACGGCGCTCGACCTCAAGGCTGACCTTGAGTCCCCGACTTTCACGACCCGCATTTATACGCCAGCAATCCGCAACTTGCTAAACACGGACTTAGAAGTTGACGCATACAATGACACCGGGGCCGGGACTCACTTCCTACATTACTTTAACGCTTATGACGGGCGGCTGATTTTGGCTACAAACGGAGGCGGCTTGACGTATCCAGACGCGACCACGCAGACGACCGCTTTCGTCGACGCCCCGAGCGACTCGACGCCCTACGTCCGTATAGACGGCGCATGGGAAGCCCTTACCATCGAATAAAAATGCCTCTCCCTACTCTCTACTCCAAGGACTCTACCGACAACCTGCTGGCTGCAAAGCTCGACCTTGCTGGCGGCACCATGACGGGCGGCCTGACGCTGTCTGCGACTGGTATCATCTTCTCTGACGCGACGACGCTGACCACGGCGCCCGCCGGCTCCTCGCTGGCCGCCGATCAGTTGACTGCCGGCGTTGTTGCCGCAAACCCGACCGCTGGCCCGACGACTGCGGGCGACGTCCTGCAATACGACGGCACCGACCTCATCTGGGCGGCGGGCGGCGGGGGTGGCGTTGCCTGGGGTGCTATCACGGGTACAGTCACCGACCAGACCGACCTCACGACCTACCTGTCCGGCGCTTATTACCCGCTGTCTGGCAACCCGTCGGGCTTCCTGACCAGCGTCCCGGGCAAAACCATTAGCAGCCTAACGGGTAACACCTACACGATCGTCGCTGGCGATGCCAACAACATTGTTTACGTTCCTGCTGGTAGTGCAGGCGGGTTCCCCCCGATTGACATCTCGGTTCCTGACGACGCCACGTACAACTTCGCAGTCGGGACAACCATCACGGTTGTCGTCAACAACACTACAGGCGCATCGGACGTTAATCTTATCCCCCTTGGTATGGGAGTTCCGACTTTGCTTGGTACCGTTCAAATCCCGTCTGGGTCAACTACCGGCATCATGGAGATGGTTAAAGTCGCCGCTGACCTTTGGATTGTTGGTAAACTTTCCTAATGCTCTACCTCATCTCCATCACGCTCGCCCTCCTGG